GGAGTTCAAGGGGCACCAGCGCACCGCGTTCGAGGAGGCCGTGTCGACGGGCTCCGGCGGGAAGCGGCGGCTGCCCGAGGCCGGGTCGATGATCCGCGGCACCTTCACCCACACCGAGCCCAGCCGCGGCGGCGGCTCCCCGAAGAAGATCATCCGCTGGGAGTACGTCCCTGCGGACCAGGTGCAGGGCGGCATGCCCGCAGCCCCCGCCGGGAGCGTGGCGCCCCAGCAGGCGCAGCAGTACGCCCAGCCGGCAATGCAGGCCCCGCCCGCGCAGCCGCACCAGGACCCGGCGTACGCGGCGTGGCTCGCCCAGCAGCAGAACAGCCAGGTCCCCCAGCAGGCGGCACCGGCGCAGCAGCCCGCTACGTTCCCTCCCCCCTTGGCGCAGCAGCCCGCGCCGGTGCCGTCGTCCAACGGGCAGCCCCAGGGGCCGCCCGCCCCGCAGCCCTACGCCGCGCCGGGCCTGGACCCGCAGGCGCAGGCGATGTTCGGGAACCTGCTCGGCGGCGCGCCCGCGCAGTAGAGACGTGGGGCGGGGCGCATGCACGATCCGGAACACGGCCAGCCACCAGGCCCCGGACTGCGGGGTGGCAGCGCGCCCGCCCCACCCCGCGGGGTTCGCCTGGGCGTTGTCCTTGAAAGGGCGCCCGGGACGACCGGCCAAGGCAGCTGGAAGGGCTGCCTCCCCGCCCCACAACCTCGCGGGCCACGCGAGCTCGGAGACCGCTTCGGCGGGAAAGTCTGAGGAAGTGGCTGCGCCCGGTACCAGACGACGCACAGCGATCGGTACGTGCCGGAGGAGAGGGCCCCTACGCGAGAACGCTCCGCAACGAAGGGCCAGCCCACCGCGAGGGCCCCGCCTGGACGCGCTTCGGCGACGGGGGCGGGGCCCTCGCTCTATCTTCGGAGGAGTCATGACCGCGCCCCGCTACCAGGTGCACGGCGAAATCCACGCCGACGGGGAGACGCTGATCCTGTTCGGCACCGGCAACATCGTCGAGGCGGTCGGGCGTCTGCACCTGTTGACGCCGCACTTCACCGCGACCGATCCGCCGGGTGGGCTGCGGGTTCCGCTGCGGTGGCCGGTGGTGTGCCAGATCGCCGGCGAGATGGGGCCGGCGTGGCTCCCCGGGCCGCGGCTGCGCGCCTGGATCTTCGAGCAGGTGCAGCGCCGGAGCGTGCTGCCCGAGCTCAAGGCGCGCGTCAACGCCGGGGCGCCGGAGCCGCGCAGCTACCAGGTGGCTGGGGCGCAGCTCATCGCCGCCGGGTTGCAGGCCCTGATTTGTGACGACCCTGGGACCGGCAAGACCCTCACCACACTGCTCGGCCTGCTCGAGCTGCGCGAGCGGGGCGTGCTGCCGCTGGCCGCGCCGATGCTGGTGGTGTGCCCAGCCTCGGTGGTGGACAGCTGGGTGCGTGACGCCGGGCGCTGGATGCCGTGGCGGGTGGCCGCGTGGCGGGGGCCCGGGCGCGCCCGGCTCACCGAGGGGCGGCACGACCTGTATGTCACCAGCTACGAGACCGCCACCCGCGACGTCGACCCCAAGAGCGCCACCTCCCTGCTCGGCAAGGGCTTCGCCGCGGTGGTGCTGGATGAGGCGCACCTGATCAAGTCGGCGAAGTCCGCGCGCTCGAAGGCCGCGCTCAAGCTCACGCGCCGGGCGCAGGTCGTGGTGCCGCTGTCCGGGACGCCGATCACTCACCACGCCGGCGACCTGCACCAGGCGCTTAAGGCGATGGACCCGGTGAGCTGGCCGAGCGCCGAGCGGTTCGCCGCGCGCTACCTCGACGTCGTCCAAGGCGACTACTCCGACGACGTCCTGGGGCTCAACCGGCACCGGGAGCCGGAGTTCCGGATGTGCCTGACCGGGCACTACCGGCGGCTGGCGAAAGAGGACGTGCTGCCCGAGCTGCCGCCGAAGGTCTACAGCGAGCGGGTGGTGACGCTGCCGCCCGCGGCGCGCCGGGCCTACGACGAGATGCACCGCGACATGCTCGCCGTGCTCGAGGACGGGCAGCAGCTGCCGGCGTTCGACGTGCTCGCCCGGCTCACGCGCCTGCTCGCGCTGGCCTGCTCTTCGTGCGACGTCGAGATCACCCACGGCCCCGACGTCGACGAGGACACCGGCCTGCCCAAGATGCACGTGCACGTGCACCCCAAGGAGCCGAGCTGGAAGATCGACGAACTGGTCTCGGCGCTCGGCGAACGCCGCGGGCGACAGTCGGTGGTGTTCGCCCCCAGCGCGAAGCTCATCCGGCTGGCCGGCGCGCGGCTGGAGCGGGAAGGGTTCCGGGTCGGGTACGTCGTCGGCGGGCAGACTCAGCGGGAGCGGACCCAGGTGATCGCGGAGTTCCAGCTCGGCGGGGGCGCGAGCCTCGACGTCGTGCTGGCCACCACCGGCGCGGGCGGGGTCGGGATCACGCTCACCGCCGCGGACACCGTCGTATTCCTCCAGCGGCCGTGGTCGTTCGTCGAGGCGAGCCAGGCCGAGGACCGGTGCCACCGCATCGGCTCGGAGCGGCACGAGAGCATCGAGGTCATCGACATCGTGGCCGCAGACACCGTGGACTCCCGTGTCCGGGAGGTGCTGGCCGGGAAGGCGAACGCCACCGCCGAGCTGCTGGCGGACCCGCGGATCGCGGCGCGCTGTCTCGGCGGGGTATAACCGCAAGTCGTCGACCGCGGCGACCGTCCACAAAGGTCTATCCGGATCGGAGTACAGCCTCCGCTTGTAGCGTGACCAGACCGTAACTTGTGCGAGTTGTGCAAGGTGTGTGAGACTCGGGGTATGAGCAACCATCCCCGCCGCCTCGTTCGCCGCAACCGCGGCTGCCTCGTCTGGGTGGTCGCGCTGGCGGCGGCCGGGGCGATCTGGGGCGGCGCCTTCCCCGCCTGCGCGCAACAGGCCCGAGACCAGTGGAGCAACACGCGATGACCGGACCCACCGCCGTCCCGCACGGCACGTTCGACGAAACCGGCACGGTGTGCGCGTGCTGGGAAGCCGGCCACCGCGAGATCCGCGGCGTGACCGTGGACGAGTGCCTGCATCCCGGCGAGTACCGCGACGGCGCCGCCGCCCGAATCGAAGAGGCGTTGGACGTATGAGCCGGCCGCGACTGCTCGACGCATGCTGCCGCAAAGGCGGCGCCGCGATGGGCTACATCCGCGCCGGGTTCGACGTTGTCGGGGTGGACATCGAAGACCACTCCGACGGCTACCCCGGCGAGTTCGTCCAGGGCGACGCCCTCGCCTACCTGCTGGAGCACGGCGGCGAGTTCGACGCGGTGCATCTGAGCCCGCCATGTCAAGGACAGATCGCCATCACCCAGGCGAACCGGGCGCGCGAGGGGTGGGAGGACGACCACGTCAACCTCCTGCCCGCCGCACGCAAGGCTCTTGGACGCGGGACGTGGAGCTGGACGCCCTCGGTGATCGAGAACGGTCCATCGGACGCGATCCGTCCGGACCTGGTGCTGTGCGGGCTGAGTTTCGGCCTGCCGACGCTGCGCCACCGGTCGTTCGAGTTCCACGGCCCGACCGCCGCCCGGCCGCCCGCGTTGCCGCACATCAGCCATCGCGGCCACCTGACCATCGGCTGGCGACACCGGTGCCTGCGCACCGTCGAACCGAGCGTGTGCCCGAAGCACCAGCGCTGGTGCCGCGGCACGGTGTACGGCGTCTACGGCAAGGGCGGCGGCAAACCCTCGGTGGCCGACGCGCAGCGCGCCCTGGGCATCGACTGGATGCACGACATCGAAGACCTGAACGAGGCCATCCCGCCCGCCTACACCGAGTACATCGGGCGGGCGTTCCTGGCCTACCTGACCGAGCGGAGAGCGGCATGAGCCTCGTCATCGGAGTCGATCCCGGCGGCACGACCGGCCTGGCCGCCGTCGAGTACACGCCCGAGCAGGGTTACCGGCTGCTCGCGCACCTGGGCGTTCCGCTGGAACCCGGTGAGGCCGTGCCGCACGTCTGGGCCATGGTCGAGAAAGCCGGCGTGCTGAAGATCGGCCCCTGGTGGGTCGCCGCGGAGCGGTTCGTGGTCAGCCGCCGGGCCGGCCGGTCGTCTGCCGCGGCCGCCGGGCAGCGCGCCCGGGACATACTCGGCGCGCTGGAGGCGGCGTTCCCGGGGCGGGTTAAGCTGCGCAACGCCGCGGCGGCAAAAGGGTGGGCCGTCGATGCGCGGTTGACTGCGGCCGGTCTCTGGCCGGCTCAGGGCCGGCCGCACACCACTGACGCCGTCCGGCACGCCCTGTACTTCCAGGTCGTCAGCCTGGGTAATCCCGATCCGCTCTCGATGGACTTCGAGCTCGCCGAGCTGGAGCGCCGCCGTGGCTAGCCGGATGAGCTGCGCACGGCCGTGCCGGTCCGGACGGCACACCATCCCCGCCGGCAAACCCAGCTGCACCCCCTGCCAGCGGGAGACGCAGCGCCGGGCCCGCGCCGGGCTGCGCGCAGTACGCAGGCCCCAGCCCGCCTACGCCCACCTCGGCACGCTGCCCGCGGACGACGTCCTCGCCGGCGCGGCCTGCTATCCGGACATCGCGTACCTGTTCGACCCCAGCGACCAGCGCGGCGGGTCCCGCGCGGTGACGCAGCGGCACGACGCGGCCAAGGCGGTGTGCGCGCGGTGCCCCGTCGCGCAGGCCTGCTTCGCCGACGCGGTCGCGCACGAACGCAGCGGCATCTTCGGCGGAACCCTGTTCGCGCAGGGCGTCCCGGAAAAGCCACTTGTGCAAACTGTGCCAAGTGTGTCAGACTCGACGGCATGCTGACGCGAGCGCTCTACACCCTGGCCCTGCTGCTCACCGCGATCGCGGTCCCGCAGCTGCCGACGCTGGTACTCGCCCTCGGCAAACCCGCCACCTTCGCGCTGCTGGCCCCGATCGCGTTTACCCTCGTCGTCGCCGGCACC